TTGCTGGTGCTTGCCAAGCAACTGAGCGGCAGCAGGGGCGGCAAGCTCTGATATTCTAAACTCAATATCTTCAGGCAGCTTTTCTCCCGGAAGAGGAAGCTTCATGCCTAGTTCTTTTTCGATTTTTTGTCTGTACTCGAAAGCAACGTGTTCTGCGATATGCGCTGAGAATACTGCTTGTATCTTGCCTGCATCTGGCGCTTGAGATAAAAGCTCTTGCATTTTAGGGTCTTGCAGTGCTGACATATGTACTTGTATATGAGCTTCATGGTCTTGATAGATAAAAGCTTTGACAGGATCTCCGTTGATAATCCCCATATTTTCAGAAACTGGGTCTGTCGGGCTGATATCATCTTCTTGAGGTACGATTTTATCTGCATCTTGTATATTTAAAACCTCTAACATCTGTCTATGAAGAAGTGGCAAGTTATACATCTGTGGTGCTTGCGCTGAAAGCTGTAATGCAGCCTGATATTGCATGATTCTTTGCGCCATTGTCCCTGCATTTGGATCACTTACCGGGATAATGTCTATTCGATCATCAAAGTCAGCCGAAACAAGCTCTTCGCTGTCTGACATGTAAGGATATGCTTCTGGGCCAAAATCCCTAACCAAACGGGCTATTAATTTAAGCTCTACGCGCATAGATGCGTGTAATCTGGCCTGAACTGCGCTCATAACCTTCATTGAACGCTCTAATATCGCCAAAGTAGTCCCAACAGGGGCTTCTGAGTTCATATCTGCCGCTTTCACATCAGCAGCGGAGGCGAATCTACGCCCTTCTTCAACAATGCTGCCTAATAATTGGGCTAAAACAGCACTTGGCTCTTTATATGGGAGGAAACTAATGTTTTCTTTGATAGTTCCACCGGGAACATCAACATCTCTGAACTCTCCCGGCATAATTGGGGAGTCATCACCCTTAATTCTTAGCCCTCTTGCCTTCAAGCCGCCCGGAAGGTTAGATAAAGTACCCGCATCTACCAATTGGCGAAGCAAAGAGGTGGCAGACTTAGCTAATCCACCGATCATGTGGATCAATCCAAAGCCGTAGAAGCCTAAACCGGGGATATACTGATAATGAACGAAGTGTTCTCTTTTGTTTTTAAGATCATCTTCTTCATACCAATTTCTTCTAACAGATAAAACTGTCCTAGAAGACAAATCTATTGTTATGACGTAAGGGAGGTTGATACCCGTTAGCTCTCCGTCACGCTCATCTTCAAATCCGGGTAAGTCTAGATCAACCTGCATCTCAAGGAGGGTATGCCGGGAATCTGCTTCGTAGTTCCCAGTGTCTCCTGTTAACTCGTCATACTTTAGCTTAATCCTGTCAGGGTCAAAGGAAGCCTTATCTAAGTCAACGTCTAAGTAAAACCCAGAAACCTGTAGTTTTCTTATTTCGTTCGGGCTTTTCTTCATTACATGCGTAGCACGTTCGCAGGTAGCCAGATCAGATGCGCCATAGCTAACAACAAAGTCTTCTGCTGGAACAAACATGCTGCAAGGTCTGCCCAATGAAGGATCAAAGTAAACCTTTCTAAATGCAGATCCTGCTAAAGGTAGCGAGAAAAGCATTCGCTCTGTTTCAGTCCTATACTCCGTCATCTTTTCTGTGACGAGGTAGTTTAAGTAATCCTTAACTCTGTGGGCTTGTTTTTCTTTTTCTTCGTTAATGACACCAACAATGGTTGTCCTTACCGGCCCACTTGAAGGAAATAGCTCTTGTATTGCCTGAGACTGAAATCTTATAACTGCTTCAGTCAGAAGGGGGTGGGATACACCGCAAGCACCATCCCAAGGGGTAGTCCTGTCCTCCATCTTCAAGCCAAGAAGTTCTAGCCCATCTATATATGAACGCTCCCAATCTGACCTACTCTCCTTATCGTTCTTGTAAGAGCTTATAAGGTCTGAGGAGATCTCGTCTAGATCTTTAGGATCTAGGACTTCTGCAAGATTAGCGTCATGAGAGGAATCTAAGGTATCCGTCATCTCTGGGTTGAAATCAATTATTACCCCACCGTCAGGTGTCTCAACAGAGACAGACTCTGGGTTTTCTATTTCAATCTCAACTTCACCCATCTCTTGATTGACGGGAAACGGAGTGCTTAGTGGGCGGTCAATAGCCATTTAGCCATTCTTCCCAAAGTATTGAGTTCTTGCAGCACCACTGCCTCTAGCGATAGTTTTACCGCCATTAGACATCATTTTAGCCTTTCCACCCTTAGCCATGCCTTTAGCTTTGGTCTTTCCACCCATAGCCATTCCTTTAGCTTTGGTTTTGCCACCTTTAGCCATGCCTTTAGCTTTAGACATATCTTTCTTGAGTGCGCCGGTAAGACCGCCATTAGCCATCATCTTGGTACTCATTTTGGCTTTCCCGCCAGCCATGTAGCCTTTAGTCTTCTTCATTGTAGCCCTCACTGTATAAGTTATTGAACACCCTAGCAGTATCTTGAGTGTACTCCACATCTTCTTTGGAGTTATATGATTTTTGATTCGGTCTAAAATCTGGCGCACCGTCCCCTGTCTCAAACCAAGCAGGGTGTGTTACCCGGACTCGATTATTAGGCAACGCCACTATATTGCCAGTGTACTCGCCTGCATCAAGAAGCTCTAAGACATGACTCTGCTTGTGCTGTGCAGGGTCATCCGCTACCTCGCTATCAGTATAGTCTACCGTAAAGTAATACTTTGCCGGATAAAACTCTCCATCAACTTTGGCAATCCAAGGTGCAGGAGAAGCTCTTTCTATCTTATAGACTGAATGATGGTGAGACATGCAGTCCCAAGGCTGTACCGCCCAAGTAGGCATCGGTTCAGGCCACTCTTCAAAAGGAGTATCTGCCACAAGAGCAGTGATAGGCATTCTTGCCCACATTGCACCGCCGTGTACATTCTCCATTTCATCGTCATCATAAGTCTCTGCCCCAGTAAATATTACCTGAAAGCTAAGACACCTTGATGGCATCGTAGTTACAGCAACCGCCATAGCATGGAGAAACTCCCCGTGATACTTCTGGTTGTTGTGTGTGTACTCTTTCCTTACCCAGCATTTAAAGTAGGGTATGTTACTTTGCAAAAAAGCCACTAGTAGTATTCTGCCCTTTTAGGATAAAACGGTTCATCTTCTTCGTCAGAGTTCAAACGAAGAAACCCTCCCTGCCTAAATCTAAGCAGTGCTTGTGTGGAAGAGTCAACGAGATCGTCATGCTCTCCAGCAGGGAAGGCTGCAAATTCTTCGATCACCTCCTCCGCAAAGCGGGTTTCTGGACACCAGACTATGCCTGATGCGAATAAGTCTGAAACAGCATTCACCCTAGAGATCTTATCGTTGCCTCTAGATGGGGTGTACTCCCCCACAGGAATGCCCATTGCTCTTAACTCGAAAATAAGAGGTGTCCCTGCGGCCTTCGCCTCAACAATACATGCATCTGGCTGGAACTCGTTATAAAGCTCTAAGGCGCATTTCTTTAGTTCAGGGAACTCTAATCGCTCTTTATGAGCGTCAAGTAATATAATATTGGGCTGTGTAGTGCCTTCATCATCTGGATGATAGAAAACTCCCCACGTTGTGCAAGCAGAGTAATCTGCCCGTTGAGTCTTTAAGAACGCTGTGTCCCAAGACTGAATAATGAAATCACATAGAGGCGGGGTCTCGCTTTCCCACTTCTTCCACCATTCTCTTTTAACGAGTGCGCCTTCCTCAGAAGACGGGTCTTGCTGGTACTGTGCGCTCCACTTAGGGGCGGGTAGCTCACTACGGAGAGCTTCTAATTCTTCTATAGCCCAGAACTCAGGCCACAATGCCTTACCAGAGGGCATAATTGCCGGGAACTCAATAACTTCCCATTCATCCATCCCCTCTCGCTGAACAGATGTTTTAATGATTTTGCCGGTCAAATCTCTTTTATGCCATCGGGTCATGACTATGACAATAGCCCCTCCGGGCTGTAGCCTCTGTCTTGGCCCTGATGTATACCAATCATAAACCTTATCAAAGACACCGGGATCTGAGCTTTGGCCTTCTTGCTCACTGTGAGGGTCATCAATGATCAAAAGATCAGCACCCTTACCTGTAACAGCCCCTCCAACACCAATGGCGAAGTATTCTCCACCTTTACCCGTACTCCAGCGGCCAGCAGCTTTGGAGTCAGATCTTAGTGTTACGTCAGGGAAGATCTCTTTGTAATCATCGCTATCTACTAGGTTACGAACCTTTCGCCCGAAACCAACAGATAGCTCTGCGGTGTGTGCTGTTTGTATGATCTTCTTCTCAGGAAACTGTCCCAGAAACCAAGCAGGGAGCAGATAAGAAGCAAATTCAGACTTAGTGTGCCTTGGCGGCATGTTAATGATTAAACGCTTTAGATCGCCCTTAACAACCCTTTCAAAGGCATCAGCCATTATCTTATGATGTCGCCCTTCAATGAAGGCAGGCCAAACCCTGTTAATGAAAGGCATAAAGCCTTCTCTGGCTTGTTCTTTATCTTCTGCGTCTTTTAGTTCTTTTAAGAGGTTAAGAACCCTTTCCTGCTCTTCTACAGGCAAATTCTTAACATTTTTAAGGAGGTTCGGATTTATTTTTTTTGATAGCTGCATATATAAGGGGCTACTTAGCTCTATAAGGGGCTACTTATTAACTAGCCCATCTCAAAAAAAATATACTAGCTACTTCGTAAGGTGCTACTTACTAAGAGAGCTATTTCTTTATCCTAGCATATTAAGGCTATTGACAAGGAAATCAAAGCTTTTTGCTGAAAATTTTGAAAAAAATTTTTTAGAGGGGAATACCCAGACCTTTTCTAAGCAAAAAAGGGGTAAGCTATTGATTTAATTAGCTTTTGTTTAGGCAAGTTTCAAAAATAGGTGATTATTTGAGTGTATTACTATGTATATAGTAGTAAGTACCACGCCAGCGTCAGGGGGGGTGGGGGTGTCGATATGCAGAAGCCAGCCCCTTAGGCAGCACGTTAGAAGCCCCCCTGTATAACGGTTATACTATGCTTCACCTCACAGAATTCGTTAGCTCACCTTCATCAACTCGTTAGTGCGACAGTGCAGATACGTTAGTG